TATCTCCGAGCCTGAGTCCATCTTTATCGCCAAGCGTATCTCCGTCTCCATCTATCAGTCCGAGTTTAAGTCCTTCACTCAGTCCTTCAGTTAGTCCGAGTCCAAGCCTAAGTCCGTCGGTTAGTCCATCACTGTCACCTTCTCTGTCACCAAGTCTCAGTCCATCTGCGAGTCCGAGTTTAAGTCCAAGTCTGTCTCCAAGTATTAGTCCATCCATATCACCGTCAGCATCTCTAAGTCCATCGTTGTCGCCTTCGTTGAGTCCTTCACCTTCTATTAGTCCGAGTCCTTCACCTTCCATAGCAGTAGCAGCAGTTTTATTAATAATAAATGATTTATTACACACTCAAACAATTGAAAATGTTGATTTAACGACAGCGATACAATTAGCAATTCAAAATCTTTTACATACACACTCACTAGATGGGTTAACACTGACACAGGCACATACCCTTATAATTCAAGAACTTTTGCAGACTCAAACACTTGATAATGTACGGATGATAACTCTATTTTTAGAAGATGTAATGGATACATTAATAGTCAGCAAAACGGTTGGTAGAGATATCACGACAAAAACAATAAAAAGGAGGCTTACGAATGCCTGAAAATGAAGAAGTTGTTCAGGAAGAAAACACACAGGTGAAAAAAGATATTGTGTTGAACATACACAATATGAAGTGGGATTTACGTTCAATCCTAAAATCAATTAAGGAGGAAAAGAAAGATGGCTAAATGGGCAAATGATGATGTAATGGATGCAGCATTAAACAGGGTAAAGACTTTAGTAAATTTACAGACGGTCTGCTCACAGCAACCCACAACAAGAACTGAAGCAACAACAACATATAAACTTGCTGATGTTGCAATGGCTACTGGGGATTTTACGTTGGCTGACGGTGATGCTCCTGGAAGAAAAGTAACAGTCGCACAGAAGGCTAGTGTCACAGTTGATTCTGATGGGACAGCAACACATGTTGCTTTAACAGATGCAACGTCATTAGTTGTTGTCACTACTTGTACAGGACAGGTTTTAACATCTGGGAACACAGTTACATTCCCAGCATGGGATCAGGAAATCAGTGACCCTGCCTAAAGGAGGTACTGAATGAAGACTGAAGTTGCTTATACGGGCAGGGCTAATGTCATCGATTTACTGTTAATGAATGATACTGGCCCTGGGACTTCAATGGCAGCTACTGATTTAGCAGGTGTCACAAGAATGCGTTTATCAAATGGGATAGATGCTGACTCCACTAACGGGGACACACAGACTATTAGATGGGCAAAAGTAGATCAGACAACGGGGGAAGTAGCACTGTATCTTACAGATATGACTTATGCTGCGGGCTACTACTCCCCCTATCTGATTGTCTATGATTCATCTTATACAGATGGACTAGTGTGGGGAAAAGTACCTATTGACCTAAAAACGGATGCCACATGATCCCTGTAAAGTGTACTGCGAGGTACATTGAGCAGGAAGACAGGATATATTGTGGGAAACTAGATATTCCGTGGTTCGTAAAGAATGATTTACTAGCTGAGTACGAGATTGATGGAATGCGAAAAGGAGGTTATTGCGAGAATTGCACGAGCAGGGCTAACGCATTAGAAAGGAAAAAATGCAGGCAGACGTTGCTAGAGAAACATTAAAAAGAAAGGTTTCGAAGAAAGAATACGCTGAATATTTACATGAGAAACTTTTGAGGACTTGCCGCAAAGACCCGAATCAGTTTATTCAGTATGTTATGAGTTGGGGTATGGGTTCATGGATACCGCAAGGCTCTCTACACGTAAAATGGCAGAATGTGCTAACAACAGGCGGGGCAAGGGTTCTTATGGTATGTCCTAGAGACCATGCAAAAACCTCACAAGTCCCTATCGGGAGAGTACTGTGGGAATTAGGGGTAAACCCTGATTTACGAATAAAAATCGTTTGTCAGAGTGATGACACCTCAATTAAACGTCTATCAGCGATTATCGACCATATTGATAGAAACCCTCGACTCCGTGAAGTATTCCCTGACCTGCTTCCTTCAGATAAAGGGACATGGAGTAAAACAAAGGTCTACGTTAAGCGTAATATGATACTTCCTGACCCTTCTGTTGAAGCAGTAGGGATTCTCTCAACAGCTACAGGAGGTAGGGCAGACCTGCTTATCTTTGATGACCCTGTAGATTTCAGGAATGCGATTCAGCAGCCTGCTTTAAGGGAAGTTGTAAAAGCCTCATATAGAGATGTGTGGATTAACCTGATTGAGCCTGGGGGTAGGATTTGGTATATTGCAACCCCATGGCATAAAGATGATTTGACCCATCATTTGTTAAATGACTCGGGGTATGAAAAAATTGTCGATAAAATTGATGATAAATTCACCCCTATATGGCCTGAGAAGTGGAATACGGAAGCACTTGTAAATCGCTACAATGAAATAGGGCATAGGGCATTTGGTAGGGCATTTAGAATGGAAGCCCTTACAGATGAGGAAACCCTATTTGAAGAGAAGATTTTAAAACGCTGTGAAGATAAAGATTTCCAATATGGAGGACTCCCGATAGGAGTGAAACCACATAAAGTGCAGTATTTTATGGGTGTTGACTTAGGAGGAGCTCGCACAACAGGGGGTAGTTATACTGTTATTTTCACAGGAGCATTGGTAGATGGGAAACGGCTACCTATAAATATTACACGAGGCCGATTTAAGTCTCCTGAATTTTCGAGGATATTTTATGACCTGACACAGCAATTCAACCCTGAATTTGTGCTTATTGAAAATAATGCAAGTCAGGAAGCAGTAGTACAGTGGATATCTGAGGTTTATGGTGATGGGGTGCTATTACCTACAATAAAGGGGTATTTTACGGGAAGCCAAAAAATGAGCGAGGATGTGGGGCTACCTGCGATGGCTGTAGAGTTTGAGCAGGGAAGGTGGAGATTACCTGAATTTCATACAGAAGGTGACTGCGGATGTGGATATTGTGTGTGGTTACACGAAATGAAAGAATTCCCTTTAGGGAAATATTCAGATACAGTAATGGCTAGTTGGTTATTTAGGGAAGCTATACGTGGGTATGGGGATAGAGAACCTCGTATATCAACACTCAACACATATAAATATAAAAAACAATACAACAAGCCTATCTCCTCGATAGAGGCAATAGTACAGAAACTTGAAAAGGATGATGACGATGATGACAATTAGAGAATGGTTTAGAAAGTTTCTTGTGGGTGATGAGCCCAAATCCACCAAGCTCTCTGAGGACTTTGAAGAAAAAAGATCGAGGATTTGGGGGGCAGATGTAGAATTTGGTTATGCGAATGCAGTACAACTGCTAAGCAGCATACCCCAACCTTCGAAATTAAGGACATACACAGGGTATGTAGAAGAATACGGGAATAACATATGGGTATATGCAGCGGTTTATTTAAAGGCTACTTCATTAGCATCAGTGAAGTGGATACTTTACCAACGTCCAAAATACAAACGCAGTAATGCACCGAAAATAATTGAATCACACCATTTAATAAATACGTTGAATTTTCCCAATCCGTTTATGTCAGGATTTGATTTGAGAGAGGCGATAGGAGCAGGGCTCGAATTAACAGGTAATGCTTATCTTGAAGAAGTCTATGATAAAAAGGGAGAATTAAGTGAATTATATCCTCTGCAGCCACAGAAAATGGAGATTGTTCCTGATGTACAAACACTCGTAAATTCTTACATTTATAAAGCAATTAGGGATGTGAAATTCACGGCAGATGAAATTACCCATATAAAATACTTCAATCCGAAGAGTGATTTCTACGGGCAAGCGGCTATGACCCCTGCAGAATATACGGTTAGTACAAATAACTTTGCTAGGGAGTGGAACAGAAATTTCTTTAAAAATTCAGCACTTCCTATTGGGGTACTGGAATCTGAGAACACAATCAACCCCTCAATAATTAAGAGATTAAAAACACAGTGGAAATCAGCACATAAAGGAGTAGCTAAAGCTCATGATATAGCAATTTTAGAGGGCGGATTGAAGTGGAGGGACATATCTTTTAAACCGAAGGATATGGACTTCAAAAACCTTACAACAAACGATAGAGATGAGATATTTGCAGCATTTGGAGTGTATGCACCTTTATTTGGAATGGTAGAAAACGTAAATAACAGCACACTTATTGAGTTGAAGAAGCTCTTTTGGGAAAATACTATGCTCCCCATGATGGAAAAGATCGAGGCGGCTCTGAATATTAACCTGATATGGCCTGTGGATGACTCATTATATTTAGCATTTGATAAAGATTCTATAGAAGCTCTGAAAGGCTCACAAGAAACACGGGCGAGAATAGCAGCGATGCTTGTTGATAGAGGTGTTTACACAATAAATGAGGCTAGGCAGAAATTCTTTACTATGCCTCCTGTTAAATGGGGGGATGTATGGTATATGCCTTTGAATCTTATTCCTGTAGAAAGAGCGGGTGAAGGAATGGGCACGGGGAGCGGGGGTGAGAGTGGAGTTCCCGGACAGCAAACGGGTAGGCCGCCTAAAGAACGTGAAAGTATAAAAAAGCGGATGGCACTAGTGGATAAAAGGGCTAAGTTCCTTAACAAGGTGAAATTATTAGAAAATCCAAGTCAGACACTTGACGAAGATTTGGCAGATATGCCTGAATATAATGGAGTAAATGAAGCGGACGCTAAAAACAGGCGTAAGATAACATTTAAGGAGGAGGATGATGAGTAAGCAGTATCAAGGAGCAATCAAAACATTAGACTCGCAGATACAGAAATTCAAGGTAGCAGAATCCGATGCGAGAATAATTGAGGGCTATTTCACAACTACAGCAGTAGATAGAGGTGGTGATATTTCCCTTACTTCAGCGTTTGAGAAAACTCTCGGGGTTTATATGCAGAATCCTATACTTACATACATGCATAGTATTAAAGATGTAATAGGTAAAGTTTTAGAATACAGGGTCGATGATGCAGGTATATGGATAAAAGCTCAAATTGCGAAAGGTGTCAAATTAGCGGATGAAGTGTGGGCATTAATTGAGCAGGGAATGATAAAAGGTTTTAGTTACGGGTATAAGACACTATTAGAAGAACCCGGAACATTAGACGGAAAGAAAGTAACTTATTTAAAGGAGGTAGATTTATACGAAATTGCAGTGGTATCACTCCCTATGAATGGAACAGCATTATTTTCATTGGGGGCTGACGGGGCAGTGAAATCAGTTACTATGAAAATTGAAACAAAGTTAGGTAAAACGGACGAAGAAGTAATTGATGTTGAGGCAGAAGAGGTGGAAACTAAAGAAATTACACCCAATTCTACAAATGAGGTAAAAAAAGAACATACCGAGGAAGGAGAAAGCATGACACTAGATGAAGTAAAACAGGTTATTCAAGAAGGTATAAAAGAAGCTCTCCCTCAGATAGCGAATGCAGTTGTTACCGCTATAAAAGAGAGAGAAGATGCGGAGTCTGAGGCGATCATCAAGAATATTGAAGAAAGCAAAAGACAGGAAACTGAACAGAATTCAAAAGCTGTGCAAGCAGCTATAAAAGACATCACAACTCAGTTAAAGGAGATTGTGGCGTCAGTTACCAAAAAGGAGGAAAAATAAATGAGTGAAGAAACAAAGGTATTAGAAGATTTAAAGGACACAGTAGCTGCTCTAGCTCAGCATATGAAACAGTCTGCTGAGGACAGAAGTAAACAAGATGCAATTCTCACGGATCTGAAGGATAGGCAGGAAAAACTCGAAAAAACTCGCAGGAGAAAAGGGCTGTATGCGGATGATACTATTGACGAGGATGAAGGAAAGAAAGCTGTTAAATCCGGTGTCCTGTCTACTATGATTCAGACAAAGAGCCTTGACGACAAGGTAGTTGAACTGCAGAAGGCAAATGATGACATTCTCATGCTGTCTGAGATGCTGAAACTAGCTCCTCAGGATACAAAATACTATCAGGAT